TATATAGTTCTGTATTTGTTCGATGATGTTCCTAAGTCATATGTGTTTGTCGCATTTGGTAATAATGACCTAGTAACCATATCCGAACTAAATGCTGAGTTACCTGTTATATTTAGATTTCCGCCTACATATAGGTTTAATCCGATTCCCATACCACCTGTTACAACTCCCGCTCCAGTTACAGTAGATGTGCTGTCTGTGCTCGATGAAACTATTAATGTTCCTGTTGTAGATGTATTAGAAGCCGATAAATTACTGGTATAGAAAGTATTAAATCTAAGAGATGATGTACCTAGGTTGTGGTTATTTGTTGTATCTGGAGTCAATACTCCAGTAATAGTTACCGAACCATCTTTTAGCAGTACTGCATTTCCGCCGCCGACCGCTGCATCGACATAGCCGATTGTTGCTAGGGAATAAGTTGAAAATGCATTTGCGTTTGCAATAATAGCATTACCATATGTTCCGCTTGACACTAAAGCAAAGCTGTCACCAAGTATAGATAATGCTGTTGTGTTACCAGCAACTAGATAAATGTTACCTGATGTATTGTTGTTTTTAATTGATGCATGAATGTCGCTTACTGTTAAGCTTAAATCATTTCCTTGTCCAACAGTTAAACCAACATCACTTTGAATTGTAATTGACGCTGTTGTTACTGCTGGAGTATTTGCTCTTAAAAATTGTGTGCTAGTCAGTCCACCTAATCGAGTACTGTCAGCAGCAATACCGTTAAAATTCTTAATTGGAATGCTACCAGTTAGGTTGTAACCAGATTTAATATTTCCAAACGTTGCTGATAGTGTGGCGTTCGCTGGAGTAAATTCTGCATCCTGACTGACGATTGCTATTAGGTTCCCGTCCACAAATTCTTTTCCGATAATGTGCGGGTTTGTTAATGTATCTAATATTGACTCAACTTGCATTCCTGTAAAACCAAATCCACTGGGGGTAGTTGGACCAACAACAAGCCACACCGAACCTGTCCAAACATTTAATTGTTGGCCAGTGGAGTCATACCACAAATCACCTACTTTAGGATTAGCTGGCGCTGTCGCATCGGAGGTTGATGACGACATTGGAACCCAGCCCACAACTGCATCATAAACTTTTAGTAGACTTTCTGTTGTGTCATACCAAAGTTGTCCTGCTAATGGATCTGTGGGTGCTGTACCGTTTGCAAAATTTTCTAATTGTCTAATAAAGTTATTAGCAATCTTCTCAGCGTAGCCGACGTAATTTCTACCTAATATATTTAAGCTCGTAGTGGAGTCGTCATTGATTCCGTCTTCAACTACTACTAAGATATCATTATTTGTTTTGGTTACTGTAATTGCCATTATTATTATCCTGAGCTAGACAAGTTAGTTAATGTTTGTATTCTGACGGTATATTCAACTTGAATTAATCTGTTTAAGCTTTTCTGTACTGGGTGGAAAATTACGTGAGTTAATAATTTGCCTTCGCCTTCTACTCCTTCCCAACTCTTTAATCCTAGTTCATCAAATACAAAATCTGCATTTAGGTCGGTTGCATTATCAAATGCTGTTTGACCTGTTGCTGGTTCACCGTAATCTAATAGACATGTTACTAAGATATCGCTATAAACTTTTCCTGGAATATGTCGAATTTCTATTTTGTTTCTTGTTGGATCTAAATTCCTACTACTGTTATCATCAACTACCTTGAAGTATGTGGGATTGTACAAATCCGAATTAGAGCCGCTATTGTTAGGTGGAAGGTATGTAATTACCCCGGTTGAGTCTACGCTAGTGCCACCACTGCCAAAATGCATTTCATGTACATAACCTGTGGTTTTGTTACTAATGCTCAAAGCAAGGGCTTCTGAGAAATTCTCATAGTGAATACTGTTCTTCTTGTCTACAAAAATTTCCTGAGTTAACGGATCAAATATTTTGACGTATCCAGTTATCATCACATTCACTTTATTCATTCTTAGCCCCTAAAATTGATATAAGTTTCCTGTGTCTCAGGATCAAATATCTTAATATGTTCTTCCACCAAAATAGAGCCGCTTTCGTCGGTTTCTATCTCAGTTTCTTCAATTTGTTTATCTTCTTCATTCATAACTATATCTTATTTATAATGGTATGATTGCCGTTTTTTCCCTAATGAAATTGGCTTGTACTGTGTTCGTATCCTGCAATCCTAACCCGTTTGTTAATACTATTCCTGGGACAGAACTTCCGTCCTGGCCGCCTGCAATTATCTCGTACCAAGTAGTATCTCTAAATTGTGCCCTAGATACGCCAACAAGTGTCCAAGAACCAGTCCAACTATTCAATTCTTCTGCTACTGTGTCATACCAAAGATCTTCGGTAACTGGAGCAACCGGTGCAATGCTATCTACTGTAAAGGACGGCCCGGTAATGAAAGCTATAGTGGACTGATAAATTAATCCTTCAAACAGTAAGTAGTTTCCTACATTAACAGGACTAGATGGTGCCCAATTTATTACTATATCATTGTCGTATACTGTTGGAATAAGTTGATCGTTGCCTCCGGAAATTACTTGTTCTCCAGCAGCATGAACTAATGGCGCACCTGTGCCGCCCGATGCTCTAAACAATCTTTTTAGTTTATTCTCAACTATATCTCGTTCCCAATATCCAATTCTTTCACCTTTAATAAACACATATCCTGGTGAGTTGGTTGACGGATTCGGTGCCGACAATATACTAGCATTTATAACTGAAGCTTCTGTATCTAATACCCCCAAGTCTTCTGTTAAGAATGTAGTATTCTCAAAGCTAATTCTGTAATAGTTGGTTTGATCTAATAGATTTTTAAATATTCTAAATCCCATCATTCCTGTCTGAATATTTTCAGTAAATTCAGTAACGGTTACAATGTCTGTATCTAGTACGGTTGTTGTCGCATTAAACAAGATAGCTGTTCCACCGTTGACTAAATTGTAATCCTGGTTAGGTAATTGCAATGCACCATTAACATAAACAAAAACATAATCCAAATTGCTGTGAGTGTAAATTAAGTCGAACTGAGGAACAACAACGTTCACTAATGTTGTACCATCGTAACCCTCTGGGCCATCGTACGGACCGCTATCGTATGCTGGAATAACTTCTATTACTAGTGAAGCCAATCCTGAATGTACTTTAGTCTTAATTTTGGCTGCGTCATGTACACTATAAGTTACAACGTCGATCAAATCTCCGCCATTTAATGAGAATGTATTTTTAATTACAATGTTTTGGCTATCGACTATCGAAAACTCTGCATTTGTTAATACGCTAACTGTGACCGCATCGCCATCGGTTGGTTCCCGTCCGCCGATAAATTCTACGGTTCTAATAGAACTTCCATCAATTGCAGTAAGAGTGTAATCAATATTGATTGTCTGTCTATCACCAACCACATATACCTCAATGTCTCCGTCTGGAATAGTAGCGCCATCAACGTCAGCACTTACTGGAATTTCGTACACTGTATCAAATGCGGCAGTATAATATTCATTATTAGGTGGACGCAGTCGCGTACTTAATGCAAACACCATAATCTGTGCGTGCCACGGACCGTCGAATCTAATTTCTCTTTCAAGTGCAACATTACGATCTACCGGATCATAAATCGACGGTGGCGTTGGAATTGTATATGTTTGAGTATGTACTTCTCGTTCTGTATCTGGTTCACTATAAACATAAGCATGGATAATTGCGCCATCGGCAGGGGTAGAAGTAAATCGTAAGTTTGTTAATCCGCCAACATCAAACAAGATAAAGTCTGTGCTTTCGAATTGTCTTACTCCTTCAATTGTCACCATTACATTTTGAACAGTTGTAAACAACGTAGGTAGAATATAATCTAATGTGGTGCCATCGCCAGTATACAGTTTATCATAAAGGAGATAGTTGCCGCCGTTGTTTTGTGTTAGGATATAAATTAGCTCGCCAGCGGCGGGAGGAAGGTAAAAATTAACTTCGTAGTTTGCATAATCTACGTCGTAGTTTATTCCAGGACGTAGTCGTCCTTGTGTTTTACTAAACACTGTAACAACATCAGCTAATCTACCTGTTACTTTAAAACTGTAATCTGTTTCAAATCCTGTGCCAACATAATATTGAATTTGATTGGAAATTCCTGCCCCGGCTTCGGTAAGATCTGTTCTAGGAGAAGTATAAACCTTTAAGTTTAATGTATCAAAGATGCGACCCGGCACTAATTCCTCGGGCGCGTGGCTGCTATAAGTGTCTACAAATGCAGAACCATCTACAACAATGTCTTCAGGCCTTGTGCCCAAATCAGTATCTGTAAAGTAACTTTCTAAATTGGTATCGTCCTGGTATTCCTGTACTGTACTGCCGTCGAGCAATGGCCAATAGTGTCCAGTGACTGTGACTCCAGGGTACACTATACCAGTTTGTACTAGGTCTAAATCTGCGCCAGGTTGTCCAGTAACTGGATTGTAGTATGCAGTAATCCTATCATTTGCACTACCAAAATCTCCAGCAATAATTGGATTCGATAAGACTAACAAATCATCATCAAATGTGTTTCCACTTGTAAACGGTGCAGTTATTCTATATGTAGTTCCGTTATGAGTAATGTAATCATTTAGAACATATGAAGTGTTGGCTGTCCAAGCAGCTGGATTGTTTCTAGCCGAAAGATCCTGATTAATAACTTCAACTAAGTTATTAGAATCAAATGTTGCTGCTGATACAAAATCTGCTGTACTGAAGTCGGGTGGATCTACATAGTAAAGAACGTTGTTATAAACAACATATTGTCCTCTAATATATTGTGTGTTCGGTGCCCAAACTAAAACAGCGGTGTCATATGTGTATCTATCAAATTTTAGTACTGTTTTGACTCTTCTCAATTGCTGATTGTTAATTTGTGCATACGCGGTTGCTGTTCTTATTACTGGACCATTATTCATTATTGTAACTGTTGGGGTTGAAGTATATCCTGTGCCACCATCAGTAACTATAATCTCTTTGATGGCGCCACCTACGATGATTGCATAAGCAGTAGCGCCTGTTCCGCCACCGCCTTCAATAATAATATCGGGAGGAATGGAATATCCGTTACCTGCATCTTGTACAGCAATGGCTTCAACACTATATGTTCTATTGTCGTACCACATTCTATATCGGAGATCTGTTTGAAGTAGCAGTGCATCTGTATCTTTTTCTCCACTAGGACTTCTAAACAGTCCTAGTGTTTCGTCATAGTATGCTGGTAAATCAAAGTCAGTTACATCACCTTCCCAAGGATCCAATCCAGTATAATTAAACTTATATTCTCTAATCTTTGTGTGGTACGGCTTTGCTTCATTAACATAGTCAGTTAAGAATTCGTGGTTATCTCTAATGTAAACTGTATTCTGTTCTAATTTTCTAAAATTATGTACTAGATCGATAAAGCTAGTTTTAAATAACCAATCAACACTTTTCTGTTCATGTAATACATGTCTAATAAAGATAAAGACCAATTCATTTGCGTATACTTTTAAGTCTCCGACAAAAATCTTATTAAAGATTTTAGTAAATAATTCTCTAGTTTCGATTGTTAAGTTGGCAGCATTTTCATAAAATGTATTGTCATACATAATCGTGGCAGACTGGTGAACTTTAGTTACAAATAGACTAAGGTCAGATGGGTCATACTCAACAATCTTATATCGACCTGTGCCGTCGTTAACTACCTTAATAATATCTCCATCAACAAAGGTTAGTTTGCTTAATTCATTTTTGTCATCAACAACATAATTTGGTATAATTGAGGAATCATATCCTTCTGCTATGTAATCAACATAATTCCAATATCCTCTTAACGAGTATGCTTCTTTCTCAACAAATGTCCAAGTATCATTGGCCTCTAATATATAAATCACCCAACCATTATTATAGTCGCTATCTGATTCTACTAATGCATTGGTTCCTGTTGCGTAATGATCAAAGTTTAAGTAACTAAGTTCAGTAAGATCCGCTACTTTAATGTCCCATTTACCTGAATTAACAGTTGGTTGAGGATCTGTAATATTAAAAATTTCTAAATCTATCGTTTCAATTAGATCAAAGTTTGCTACGGTTTGATTAATAAACTGTAATGATTTCTTAAGTACAGATGTTCTATTCACAAACGTCGTCTGCCTTGGGCGAATTAATATTCCGAGACGCAAGTTCTCATCTAATGTTGGGTCTGGAACAATGTTGTCGTCGTAGTCTAATCCTGCTAGGCTTACGATAAATTTGTCAATAATAGTTTGACTTGGCAAGCTATCTGGGCTAAGTTCTTGTACTAAATCAAATTCTGCGTGAATCACCCTTGCATTCTTTTGTAGGTCATAGTTAATACTTAGAATCGAATCATTATCTGTTAAGTAATCATCAACATTGTACAATCCGAATTGGTTAGGTGATATTACAACTATATAACTAATACCTTGTCCCTTAGGATTCTCTATCAATTCAGAGATATTAAGAGGAGTCATTCCTTTATTCTTAGGATTGGTTACTGTTACCTCGGGAGCATTTGCAACCCAGTAGTAGTATTTTGTAATGTTCTTGTTAGTGACTGGGTCGATTGTTGTTTCTGTAACTATATTTTCGTCTCCAAATACTGGAGTGCCGAGGTAACCTGCCTCAATATATGCCGATGGAAGAACATCTGTCTGTATCCACTCGGAAATTTGAACTACACTTCCTGGAAAAATTGCTCCCCAGTTACTTGATCTATAATCAAAATCACCTTGTTCATATTCAAGGTATCTAAGTACATCGAGGTTCCACCACATGTTTCCGATTTGTTTCTTGCCCCAAACTTGTTTTGTTGCTGAGAAATTATCTCCGTAACATGCCGGATCATGTTCTGTTATATAATCTAAATTCTCTATCGCTGTGCCTGGAAGTTTTCCTTTTGCAGGATCGATAATATTAAGATCTATTAATTTGGTAGATGTTCTGTTGTTGTAGATGTATACACGATTTATTGTACTTACATCTACTTTACTAGCTGGTTGTCCAGACACTGTCCATGTTTTATCTCCGGATGCCTTAAATGTAAATATGGAACCTTGATCCGTTCCAAAGTAATCACTACCTGGGCTACCTACTGCACAATAAGTTCCATACGCAGCTATACTAGATCCAAATTTGTCTTGGAATGTAAGGCTGCCTGGCTGTAACCATTGTGAGAATATAAATGCACCAGGGCTAGTTATGACATCAACTCTATCGGAAACATATTCATATACGACAACGAATCCGCTTTCGGGTATCTCATCTTTAAACTTTATACTGTCTAAATCAAATGTTGTTAGATCAGCATCGAATGTCGTAAACTGCACACCTGTTGCTACATCACTTCCGATATATATCTTATTGCCTGTATTATGTATTGCTAGAGATTTTCCAAAGTCGGAATTAGCTTCTGGATTTGGATTAGATATGACTTGAATCTCGCTAAACACATCTAATCCTAAATCAGTAAGTCCTGTGCCGACGCCAGGTAATATTCTCAATTTAGTAGGAACAACGGCTGTATCTATTATTATCTTTAATGTATTATTTACGTCTGTTGCTTCAACTCCTGGAATTCCTAGTATATCAATGTCTGCTAGAACGCTTGCTAGCGACGTACCTGTAAACTCTACTTCAAAATCATTAATACGAATTGAATGTCCTACTGTAACTACCGGGGTAGTCACCGTACCGGTTATTTCTCCGTATTGTCTTGCGTAGTTTAGGAATCTATATGCGGCACCTATTCTTTCTGGAAACTGTTCTGTTGTCTCTTCTTTCTCTGGAGCTCCTACATAAAATGCACAATTTGTAGGACACATAGCAACGCTGGTGCCGAAGCTTTGTTCTGCTTGCACAAGTGAAGCTTCGTGTGTTGACATTAATTGGAAAGTATTTGTATAAACTGTGATTATACTTCCTGACGGAGGATCAGTTGCAAATATTACTTCTGTTGTTCCGTCGCCTGGAAGATTATATGTTACATCAACATCAATTCCGTCTACAGTAGTTCTTCTGCCCTTGATAGTAACTTCTCGAGGAACATGTACTTGTGACGATCCGTCTGAAACAACTGAACTTACTGTTCTATCAAATATATAAACAGATCCGTTATTAGTTGCTCCGGTGTCTCGGCGTGGTGCTCCGATTACTACTTGTGCGCCATCCGTTGTTGTCGAAATCGACGATCCAAATGCGTCGAGCGCAACTGGGGAATCGCCAGTCAATGTAATTCCCATATCGGAATAGAATGCACCGCGAGCAATAATCGTAATATCTAATCCAGCAGCTGGTGCTGTAGTAAAATCAATATCATCACCGGTCACTGTGTAGTCAACTTGGTAAACGTATGTCTTTCCTGTCGTGTCAGTTACATATAATTGAAAGGGATCAGTTACAGTTAATCCTGTGGCATGAGTTGTGGTACTTCCATCGCCTTGTATTGTGTTTGTTGTGTCGTTGCCAAGCTCTCTAAAAGCGAATACATATACTGACCCGCCTGTGCCTTCTGTTGTGGCACCAATGTACAACCATCTACCATCTGCGCTCATTGCTAAACTTTGACCAAATGTGCCTATCGTGCCCATAGTAAATGCTTGTTGGTTTTCTAATACCACTGAACTACCGTCATCAAATTCATTTGTTCTTCTGTAAGTAAACACATAACCTGTCGGCGTATTACTAGCTGGTGCGCTAACAGCGAACCATTCTTTATTCGCTGCTGAAATTGCATGTCCAAAGTCATCTAAGTTTGTTGCAGTAATTGTCTCTGTTTCATTGTACTCATAAAAATCTGTATTTGAACTTGCGTCGGTTAGGTAAGTAGAATCATCGCTATAGTTTCTGTAACTTACAATTTTTCCAGTGCCTGATCCTTTGACACCGCCAAGAAGTATTTGGCCATAATCTAAAAATTCAACTGCGGTGCCGAAGTCTTCGTTAGCTACTGCACCCGGGAAATTTATTCTATCATTTAGCGTATAAATGTCTTCTTTCTTAAACACTGCCCAGTCAACAAAATCAGGTCCCCATTGATCTATTGCAATAACGTCGTCGTTTCTATATCCTTCTTCTGGAGTGTATACGCTCCAGTCAGTAACAGTGTTGAATCTAACTGAATTAAATTTGTATATTATGCCGTCACCAACTAAGCTTTCAAATCCCTCTAAGTCTACGCTTGTATCTACTATATCAACTAAGAACGAGGTAATTGAAGATATTGAATTAATTGTGTAAATGTTGTTGAATGTAATATCAAAGTTTTTCAGGACAATGAGATCACCTTTCTTAAGCCTGTGTGGCCGAGACATTTGAATTTCTAATCTATCATCTAAGCCGTTAGTAACTTCAGTTACTGTTCCCAATACTTGTTCGGACCTAAACAGATCCCAGTCTTTGTTATTCTTTTTAGCTACCCATAACTTAAATCCACTACCGATTCTACTTATAAACGTTTCCTTGTCATCAAAGTTAGGATTATTAATATCAAAGATAACTCCGTCGGCGTTTTCTAATTTCAAGTAACCAGCTGTCTTTATTTCTTTCTCATAATTAGCTTTGTCCTTTGAATTTAAGAACAAGTCTTCGCTATACTGATTAGGCAATCGTCTAATCTTACTGGTTCCGGTTCCCTCAGGTGTGTAATAATAACGTCCTGGGTTGTTAGCAGCAGGATCTTCAGCAAACTCTCCGAACGCAGGATTAGAGGAAAATACTTCTTCCGGCAGTACAACTTCGATGAATTGGTTGATATCAGTTGCACCATATTCGCCTGCTCTAATTGCCCAATTTTCGTAAAAATTTACATCAGTGCTAAAAGCGTCAAATTTTGCCCCTAGCAATGCATTAATTGCGTTTGCAGAACCCTTCTCTTTAATAAATCCTTGGTAGAATCTAGCTTGTGTTACTTGATCTATTCCTAAGTCAGTAAAATAATTTCGTTCTCTATAGCCGATTAATCCTTTGGATGCTCGGTTAATATCATCAGTAAAGTTAAAATTCGTGATGTCATAATACTCTTCGATGCTTTTTGCTAGGCCGCCAAAGCTAGGTAATAGCCCACTTTTAATTTTAGTCTCGTTTAGCAGTTTCCATTTATCGAATTCAAAGTAATCTGCGGACGGAATGTCGGTAGAGGCAGAATACAACTGATTCTTAAACTTAACCATTGTACCTTTCTTGTAGTCATTGCCAGAATCCCATGTTTTGATTATAGGTGAATTGTAATAGAAGCCCGCTGGGCTAAAGCTTCCATCATATTCCAATGTCTTATAGCCAACTAACTTAACTCGTAATTGTCTATTTCCTGTTGATGGTTCATATATTACATCATTAAAGATTGTTGTGTTATCTAGTACTAGGCAATGATCATACTTGACTAGGGTTAAATCTACTAGTGCGAAACTAGTATCAATTGCTGTGATTGAAAAATCGTTTCCAATTCGAACTACGTTGAATTGATTATTTTTTAGGTAGTTATAGTTTGGATCCGATACTCTACTTGTACCTGCCATTCTACTATTGATCTCATCAACTACATATCCTGGTGTTCGTATTTTAACTCTGTTAGCTAGTGGGTTTAGAACAATAACTGTAGTATCGCCCCAAGCTTGCGATGCCCATAGTAAGAATTCTTTAGCAGACAGAACAAATGTTCTATTTTCTCCTAGATCCGAATCTAGTTCATCGAACGCAACGCCCTGCGAAATAAGATATCGTTGATAGCTAATTAAAAAGTCAACTATCTGTTGTTTCGAAGCAAACACCGCGCCGTATGGAATATTAATCTTAATCGGCTCGTAGTCTTTAAAGACCGACACCGTAGTTCCTAATACATCTACAACAACTTTGTTACTATTTGATACACTTGGAACAATAGTAAAGAATGGATTATTTTTATCATAACCAATTACTTTAAATCCTGTCCCTGTTTTTTCTATAATGACTGCACTGTAAGTTATTTTTCCGCTAGGAACAGATTTCTTAATTTCTAAATTAATGTTCTCGTCTGGTACTAAAATACTCCTGTTTGTTGACGTAGGACTTGCCTGTTCAGCTAATACGTTAATACGATTTTTATCGCTATATCCAGATAGGTCATAACTTAGTCTAATAGAGGTATTGCTGTATATCCCACCAAGTTTTGCAACCGGCTCTATACCAATACTTGAAAGTTTGTCGGCGATATAATTTGTATAGCTAGCATAGCTAACGTCTTCGCCGTTAACTTCCCAGTCTGCAATCTGTATTCTTCTTTTTTCACCGGCAAACGAGAACTCTTCAACGCCAGTGTTATATTTGTAATTATAATTGTCAATCAACTCGCCAAAATATCTAGCAGGTTTGGTAATTGACAACACCATTTGTATTGCAAACACATAATCACTACTTCTATACCAAGCTGCTTCTGCGGGTCCTTGTTCGCCAACTTCATAAGCGTAGTTTGTCTTTCTGGAGTCGAAGAACTTTACAAAAATATTAACTGGAGACCGAAGTTGCCCGTATTCATCCGTAGGAATAAGACTTGTCAGTCCTGGTCTTGCAAATCTCGCGTCAGTGCCTTCTCTGTCGCCAGAGAAAATTAACCCGTCTTCTAAGTCTTGCCAGAGAACTAAGTTGCCTCCGGAATATGGCGCTGCTCCATAACGTTGTTCCCACCAGCTTGGCTTCTCAGAAAATCCTAACATCTCCCACGGAGTAGTGTGTGGACTTACTGTATCATAAAAATATTGGAATATTGCTCTCCAAGATCCCTGTAGTGGTAGTTCAAATACTTTATCGGTAAACCTTTTGTAATTCCACGTAAACGCATTATTAGAATCATATCCCGATGTATCTGTGTAATCCAACTTGTGTATTCCCGCCCAGGCTGCAAAAAATCTACCAATTATATTTTGATATTCGGCGTTTGCAAACTTAGTATCTCTAAATGCACCAGGTTTAACGTCATACAAGCTTACCTTGTTTGTGTCAACTTCTACTTTGATGTTGTTATAAACTCTACGCTCAAATTCTAATAGCAAGTCATCTCTAAAATCGTCAAATGCTGGTGTAACGCTGCCGTCGTGTCCGCGCAATACATTAATCGGATTAACAAATGTGTCATCTAAATATTTCTCTGGCGTAAATTTAGGATACAATCCTAATTTTGTTGGGGTCTCTGGTATCCAACTACCGTTTGTTGAATTGTATTCTGTAATCACTAACTCATCATTAATGTTTACTATCAAGTCATCAGTAAATTCAACACCTAATTTGTTACTTGTAAAGGTGTAATCCTCGCCGTATATTAACAGTGTCTTGTTTATGTAAACTAACACCGATTGCCTGCCAGGCATACTTAAATCAAACGTATTAAATAGGTTGTAAATCCTTCTATTATCATCGTCGATTGTAATGGACTGCCTATTTTCAACATTATCCTCACCGTATGCTAGCATATCGCTGTAGTACCACGGGAATTCTTTGTTCTTAACTGCATTGATGTCTAATAATATTGCATCCAGCAATGCTGGAGGATCCTGAGTTAAGTTTGTGTCAACTAATAGAGAATTATCTAAAATCTTGTTCTTAAGTTTGGCGTATTCCCTCGATGCAAACTGTACGCTCTCTATAAAATTGATTTCCGGATGACACATGAATAACATCGATGGTACAACCGTACCGGAATGTTGTAAAATGGTTCCACCAGTGTCTTTAATTAGAAGCAAATCTCTGAGGTTACTGTTGCCTGGAAACACACCCGATACTTCTTTATTATATTCGAAGATTTTAGTTGCGTGATTTCTTAGTTGTCCTAAGGTGTATTCATCTGCAACCTGGTTGTCATTATTATTTTGTAAATTTGATGGAACTTGGTAGTATGAACTATTCGGAATTTTAATTACATCATATATGTAAATATCAACCTTATCACCTACTTCTGCAGAAGGAACTTCCATATAAAGGTGTTGTTGCAATGATACAACTTCCCAATTATCAGAATTAACAAACTTATTATTGACATATACAAGTAAATTATTGATGTAGCTATCTGATATTCCGCTAGAATCTATTCTAAATTGTTTATCAACATTATCTTCTAATACAATAAACTCTAATAGTTGATACTGTTTAGATCTTTCATGTTTTTTAATATATGCAGTTTTTTCAACGAAGTCTGTTACACTACTAAACTTGTGAAGCTTACCAATACTAATTGTTCCGGTTGTGTCAACTGTATCTACTGTGTAAGTAAATGTATCGCTATTGAAGTTGTCTAAAAACAAAACATCACCTAAGTTAGCAAAGTTTCTATATGCAAGAGCAAACCCCAAATTGAGATCGATATCGCCAGTGCCCTTCTTATAGCTAAAGATTTTTGTACCAACAAACGTTGATGCTGGATATTTACTAGTGTCAGATAAACTAACATCATTAACATCAAACACATTAAATAATGGTTCCTGATTCGCTGTTGTCTTTTGTTGAGAAGTAATCCATGAATCATTTAGAATATAGAACGTAACGCCCTGATAAGTTATTCCTCTTGTAATTAAAATCTGTTCGTTGTCAACTAAAGTTGATTCTTCTACTAAGGTTAAGTGTTTAATTGAACTTCCGTCGCCCGATGGATCTACTATGTTTACTTTATAAATTTTATTTCTTACATCGCTATCGGTATCTGCTGCGAACACAACCGTCAGACCGTTAATAAGTTCAATGCCGTCTACTTGATAAGAACTTGATCCTTCGATTGTACTAAACGCATCTGTTGTTACAAAATCGATCAAGTCTACTGCCTGTTCGTAGCTCGTGCCGAAGTTAAACAAGTTCAAGTCGTAAATAAATTCAATTATTGGGCGCTTGGCTTTACTATCTAAATCCAAATCTACGCTGAAGTTGTTATACTCACCAGTCTTGTTAATGACATCAATATGGAACCATCTATTACTTCTGCTCCACGGATTTCGATCTCTACTTGCCCTGTTAATTGTAATGTAATCTAATTGTGTTGGGCCGCCGGTCGTCGGATCCCACGGTGTCGAACCCCAGGGTACAGAATCCCAAGGCTGAACTTGTTCTCTAATATATGATTCTGGTGTTATTAATTCTGTTACCGGAACTAATCGAATAGCATCGCCCACGCCCTCGACATAAAATTCGTTATTTTGATATTGTACGGGTTCTACTGTATTATCGAATTTAACTTTTAAACCGTTTGTAAATTCAACACCATTTAAACTTACATACCCCTTCAGTCCAATAATATCTACCTCTATATCAATTATGATATCATCCGTCGAGTCGATTAATCTAATTACTCCGACTATCTCGTTTGAAATACCATCCTGATAATACAGTGTGTCGATTCTTGCTGTTGCAACTGGCAGCAATTCTAATACATACTCGCCAGGCTTGCGCCATAGTTCTCTATAGCCATATACTACACCACCGTTAATCCTAACTTTGTTGTCTTCTGGAATAAGGGTAAGTTTCTTTAATTTTATGATAGGAAACGCATAGTTTCGATCAACTTGAATTAAGAATACACTAGTACGTTCAATCTCAGGAATAAATGTACCGCCGTCATATCCAATCGCACCATCAAACGGATTTAAATAATCTTCGTAAATGCCATCCGACGTCCAATCAGCATCAGTTGCGGTATAATCAGTAAACACAACAGTCTTGTTTTCAATGTCATCTACTCCATCTACCCCACCTAAAACGTCCTGTACATATTCCAATGACTTATTTGCAATAGTATTATATGAATAGTTAGTAGCATAGTCTACATTTTGATAGACTGGCATCGTTAAGATCCAATCCTGAGCAGTTACGTCAGGAACGTCAAATGTTACTGTGCCTACATCGGTACCGTTATCAGCTACACCGAACACTTCTCTGGAACTAATATTTGGCTGCCAGCTGTATGTACCGTTAATTCCTGGTTGTGCCTGAATGTAAAATGGAAATCCTAGCTGTTCGACGTTAAACGTATATGTTTTGCCTCTAGCTAAGACAACAACAGGATTCTTTCGTGTAAATCCGGTAAATGTGTAAACCTTATCCAACTCATTTCTTGTAACATCAAGTGTTGACGCGGTGTTAACTGACGAACTAGTAATTAGAACACTGTCAGGTCCGTTGGGTATCCAGTAATATTGATTATAGTTAACAAATTTATCGAAGTCGTATTGTCCGTCGTAACTGTATTGTTCACAATCAAATAATCGATCGTGGTTGTCTGCTTTTCCGCCGTAATATTTAATAGACGAAAGTAAGTCTACATAGTTTGCTGTAATTGGACTTATGTCATTTGCTACATATAACGATGGTTCAAATTGATAGTTTTGTTTAGTAACAGAATCCTCTATAACATATGAATCTGTTGCTTTATATGCTAAGGTAGATTTTCTACCAATATATCCGTTTACATTTTTAAATTTAGGATCGGTGGTTAATTGATCAAGTGTAGCATTTAGAAATTTTCTATTTGCGTCACTACGAAAAATCGCAGGCAATAAAGATATAGTTCTAGTTACCATTCTTAAGTGCCCTGATTAATATTAGTGCTAGTGATAGCAGGAATAACTTCTACGTTATTAACCGTGGCTGCACTGACAAATATTTCGTCTGGTTCTGCATTAATTTGAAACAAGCTTCCAAATGTTAACGATGAATCCTGAGGTACAAGAACAATACTGCTTACAAAAGTTGCTAGCTCTTTGTGTAGGTATGAACTTAATTCTGTGTAGAAGAACGTTTCTCCAAAATCCCAATTCTCAATAGCAAAGTAATTATTCATTGCATCAATCAACTTAACTTTGATTTCTGAATCACTAATTGATGTGCTACCACTTTTAACAACTTTAAATGTAGCGCGTAAGGCAACGTTGGCCTGGTCGCCAAAGAGAGGTTTAAATTTAGCACTGTTATAGATAATTGTGTCGCTTACCATTTTAAAATTTTCAAGTTCACTAAACTCTAGTCTTAATTCTTCACTTGTTGGTTCATCCGGTTTTATAACTTGTCCTGTAGTATCAGTTATCCAATTCCTATAATCTGTATCATAAGTGCTAATCAACATATATAGATCGATCATGTTATTTGGACTTGGATCTATCCTTCTATTGTTTGGACTGTTGTGTCTGTATTGAAACGCTAAGTCTTGTCTTCCAGTTTTCCACGAATATTCTGTTGCAATGTCTATGGTTCTAACTTCGCCAACGATAGACAATACATAAAACGCATCTGATGTAAGAGCATAAAATATTGTGCCGTTTTCGTAATTTGCTTTGTTAGTTTCTATATCGTCTAAGTTATCGTAGTTCTGAACAACATATCCACTGTCGAGCGGAAATTCGTCTCCCTCAACAGTTCTATAAAATACTTTCTTGTTTTCCGGATCAACTAGAGGAGCAACAATTTCTGTAAAGAAGTCAGGGTTAGCTGGGACGCCGTCGTCATCTAAATCGTTAAACGTAACCTTAATTCTTTTGCTATTTCTATAACCGTCATCCTCAATAATGCTGTCGTAAATTTGCAATACTTTAGGAACAATCATCGGACTTACTGTATCCGGCAATGTGTTATATTTTAACACTGTAATAGCGTCTTGGATAATTGAGCCGACTCTGACATCATATACTTTTAATGACTTGTCAAAGTAAAACCTAGTTTGCAATACACTCTCAAACACATAATCCAATCCTCTGAAATATACAATATAAGTAGACCCATCTGTCTCTAGTCTTACCAACCAGCTTGAGTCTAGATTTGCTTGACTTGTGTCTTCTGCATATTGCAGGCTAAAGTCTGAGGTAATGTCAATGTCTTCACCATTGATTATGTAGTAGCTAAACGTTTCCTGATCATATCCTAAGCCGAAGTCTTTATACTCGTTAATTTTGTTTAGAATGCTGATTCTCAATACACTCGATAGACTATTACTAAACGTAGGAATAATTTCTACAATTTCTGCATCTGAGGGGATTATCTCATTAATAATTACTGGACCCTGCTGTTTAAAGTCTAATTCTTCCTGATCGTATATTCCGTCAACCTCGACAGATTTAATAGACGACCAAATGTATTCGCTTTCCCCTTCAACCGACGGGGAACCTGAGACAATTTGTCTGTTCAAGTTAAAATACTGTCCAGTTCCTGCCCAATGCTTAACTAATGCACCTACACGAAGGTAATATCTATCCGATGATGGGGCAACATAGTTGCCGATAGTAAGGGCATCGCCTGAGATATTCTTATAGTATCCTGTTGATCCGTTTGACTGGGTAGATTCTTTATGCCAATAAACTCCAGTAGGTACTGTTCGAGGATATCTATCATAGTAAAAATGCAACATAGATTCTAAGTTGAATAACGGTAGAAGCTGTGTTTCGATAAAGTTTTGTATATCGCTCTTGTTAGCAAATTCAAAAGAGAAACTGTTTAATGTTTCCTCATTAAATATAATTCCGTCATCACAGAAAATGTTTGTGCTACTATACTTTCCTGTTACATCGCGCACGTCTAAGAATCTACTAATCCCGCTGCTAGTTCTATTAACTGCTTTAGACTTAATTACGTTTTCAAATAATGTAAACGGTAGGATGTTATAGTCCTCACCATTTACCATTCTGTTTTGTGTATAGAAGTTTTGTGGTGCCTTTTGTTTAATACTGTCTAGGGTTTCTCTAGCCCGTGCATTACTAACTGTATACTTTAAGCTAACAACAAGGGTTAATGTTTCTTGTTTGTTGTTCTTACTGACGTACGGAATAGTAATAACAACATTGCTAATATCGTTTGGAACTATTTTGTATGTTCTGGCATTACTTGTTCTGTAGTACAACCTAAACTTTCCCTGAGGAATTTCAGCAAACACCCCATTACCAAATGCTAAATCAATTTGGTCATTCAGTCTTGTGTTGACTTCATAAATTTTTCTATTCGTAGAACTTATTTTATTGTAAGCGATGTTAGTAAATCCTACACTAGGAACAGCCTGCCAAAGATCAGACACATTGCCGGCTTCGTCTAATTTGTAATACCAAACATCCGATCCGTTAATATTGTCAACGTTTATGTTAACTACTCTATTCGACAAACTTTCAAGTAAGTTAAGATCCAAGCTCTGTAAAAATCCTTGCTTGAAATATACAAACCAACCAGTGTCGTTACTAGAATTTCCTAGAGAATCGTTTCTGTTTAAAATACTAAATGCATCATTGTTGCCTGGATCCACTTCATAAATGTATGGCTGATCTAATGTAGTTGCGCTAATAACTTCGAAATCTGTATTTGATCCCTGCACCTCAGATCGGAATTTAAATATATTATCACCAGTGTTAGTATTAACTTTGTATTCATCTGTTTGTATATTATTAATATCTTGGCTGTTACCTGACTTACCGACTCGTTGTGTTGAAACAAAAGCTGCGTTTAGAATCGTAACAAATTGTTCTAGCCAATTGTCGTTCGTGTTGTCGTTCCAAAATACTGTAAAGTTAGTAAGATCAATTCCTTCACTGTCAATTAAAGACTCCGAAGTTCGTAAGCTATCAACTTTCAATAATCCAGAAGCAGGGTTGTTTCTTTTTCCTTTGTAGCTGATTAGTTTTGCTAAACGTAGAACGCTGTCGCGTCGTTCGGCTGTATCAATAAAGTTTTCGCGAGTATTTAAGTCTGCTCTAAAAGCTAGGCTCTGTCCTAAGTAAGCAATTAAATCAATAAGAGCAATATATTCGTCGCTCTCAATAAAGTCGTTAAAATCCTCAGGGTAATATAACTTTAGATAATCTATCATTGCCTTCCGTAAATTTTCGTAGTCGTACGCTTGGAAGTCAGCGTTCCTGAAACTTTGGTATATCTTTTTCCAGTCCTCAGCTACGAGTAAATTCTGTTGTCGTGTGGTTTCTGCCATGGGTTACCCTATTAAAACTATTTATTTAGATTGATAAACTACTACTTTATTAGTAAATGCCGTAGGCAGTAGCAGATGTCTTATCAAATTGAATTAACATCTTTTCAACCTGATTTGTATTAACATAGCTCAAGTCCATCTCAATTTGTATACCATGTTCAAACGTAGTAATTGTGATTGCTTCGGCATTAACCCGAGGATCATAGTTAATAACGAAAGCTACCTCTTTAATTATTGATTGTTTAGTGGACTCTGTAAAAGGTTCAAACAAAAAGTCCCAAATTCCACATCCAAATTTCGGATTCATCAGTTTCTCACCTTTTCTAATGTTAAAGTGATTCAACAAATCGCGCTTAACCAATGCAAAGTCGGTTAATCTAAATTTATGTGGGTGTTCTTGTGTAGTAAATCCTTTATATGTAGGCATTATACCAAATTTCCATCCTTAGTTAGTGAGGCGATCGACTGTCTTCCTAGATCAAAGTACGATTTTCCTGATGTATTGTTGGCATCGGTGCCTCCTCCGTCGCCCCATCTTACGCGCCATGCACCTGAACCGCCATTCTTGCTTCCGCCAGGGCCCAATAAGTGCGAAGCCTGTAACATACCAGCTACTGTTCCAGCATCGTCCCCGGGTTGAATTCCACCTGAACTTTTTAGTGCATCATAATTCTTATTTGTGTAGCTTACAATCGCTCTTTCCTGTACTGCCGGTGCAGCAAGGAACTCCTCATCACTATGTACGCCGTCTTTTCCTGTCCATGCTTCTGGATACCTTACTGCCTTGGTACCATACATTTTAACATACTCCGGTTTAATGTATCCGTTATCTGCCAATGCGGCTGCACCCATTTGGTACTTGCCTAAGTAGTTACCATTTTTTGCTTCCCTTATACTGTAGTCACCACCGCTCTCTCTTTTGCCGACACCTGCTAGATAAACTTTAGTTTCGTCAGCAGTCAGTCCTTTAATCGGTACTTCCGGATCTGGCTGTCTAGCTAGATATGGTTTCAAGCTCTTTGATGACTTGCCAGTTGTTGCGGGAGACTTAGTTTGATCAGTTCCTCCAACTTTACCATAATTACCAGTACCTTGATTGATTGCAGGCACTCTGCCTAGTTCTCTATTAACTACACTAGCGGATAAAGATGTTATTCCGGTTCTGTTTAGAGACACTTTGTGGTGAGCAGGATCTGGCTCATGTATTGGAACTCTATCAACAGTTGAAGAGATCCTATTTTGAATTGTTTTATAGTTAGGCCCAACCTTAACTGAGTTTGGATACGACTTGCGTTTAATTCCCGGCAATGCAGTCACCGATTGTGTTCCGCCTGAGTTCAAATAAATCGGGTTGCCTTCTAATCCCAATGAACCACCAGATTTCATTGAGCCGCCGGAACCAGCATCAATGTTCAGTGCCGTTCCAGATTTAAGTAGTAATTCTGTATTAGCAGTTAATTGTATCTCTCCAGTAGTCTTACATGCTAAAATTTTCGAATCCGTTTTAATCTCACCTTCGGCTGCCACAAAAATTCCATTGCCTGCATACATGTTAATATTCTTATCTGCATGTAAGTTAATAGACTGAGCTGACCTTAAGCTAAAGTTGCCGTCGGCGAAGATTTCAATATCACCTTTCTCATTTAATTCAATCCAGGATGTACCTGTACTGTTAGTGATATAGATAAACTTTCCGGTGTCGTGCAGTAATACTTGATGCCCACTACCAGTTTTTATTCTAAAAAAGTTGTTCTCACCGAAGATGTCGCCGTCGTCCATAACAAACGTATGTCCACCTTTTCTGTACTTAGGAGTAACCTGTTCATCTGTTACAGAGTTTCCTCGTAATTTTGATTCTGCGGCAGGATCATTTTCTAAGTTAAATGTATCAGGACTTGGGCGACCAGGAGTACTAATACCAAACGTAGTACTTGGTGTCTGACGTTGACTACCACTTTTAATAGCGCCACGAAGATAATCAAATTCTAAGCCTTGATTTTCTAGTATACTAAATTGAGTCTTGTGCAGAGGTTTTTCTATTGATGCCCAGTTTGGATTAATATCATTTTCAGTAGATTCTGAGTATTCAACTACTGGTACTTGGTTAGGTCTGCTTGTCGACGGAATTGCTTGATCTATTTCATCTACTTTGTATGTAGAGGCACCGGTAGCACCCAAGCTAGGAACCATGTGATGGCTGTGTGAATCTGGAATGCAAGCAAACCAGAAACCTTTATTTAAATCGCCGTTGATAAATGTGAGCAGTACCCTAACACCTGGATCAGGCGGAACAAACCACATACCATAACTATGTTTTGTTTGGCCGAATTTGTTCTGTGGCGAAACTTCTAATTTATTAGTTGAATATTGAGGATTTGTACTTCCGTAAAACGGCGGAGCATAACTTACACTTATCCAATTTTCTTGATCATCTTTATTTGAGATTTGTGGAACAAACACCAACAGTCTACCCATTTTTTGTGTGTCTACCGTCCGTCTAACAACGCCAATGTATGTTCCAATCCATTTACCAACGTGAACGCTAGTTTCCTCTAGATACTCTGGTGTTTTATTGGGTCTTCTTCGATCAATTGCCATATATTATCCTGTGTCTCCATCATCTATAAAAAGCCCATCGTTCCTTGATCTGACTTGCTTAATCAGTAAGTCTTCGGTTGAGTTCAATATTCCTGCACCTGATAATCCGGCGGCGGCTAGTGTTCTATCTGCATTTAGCAGCGATGTAGCTTGTAATGTAGCATTATTTGTAACTGCATTTAAGTCATCGACTGCCTGGGCTTGTAATCCAGCAATTGTGCTATTTACAGACGTTAAAACACCCGATGTTACGGTCGACAACGGATCAGTAAGACCATCATATTCTGCTGTGTCAATTGCTCCAAGCCCTGCTGTCAAAGTGCTTGAGTTGGCGGTCGGAGCTTCTAAATCCGCCATAGATATTATGCTATCTCGCGGAGATGGTTTTACTTTGCCAGCAGCTTTTGATTCCTCGTCGTTATATGCCCTAACCATTGATAAATCTTGGGTGAACACCCCCTTACTAAATTCGCTTTTTATAGTTAAGACTTTGTATATTCCGGAAAAATATCTTCCTTTTATTCCTATGTCATCATCTGCGAATGTATGTAACCCTGTTGTTGTATTAATGTCATTGGCTAATCTAAAATTAACATTGACTAGCAGATCGCCGTCGTTAACTACTAAACTTCCAGACTTAAATAATCTTGGATCTTCTGCACGTTGAGTTCTTTCTAATAGAAAATCAAACAGTGCTTCTTGTTCTTGTATATACGACGGGTCACCGAGTATTTTCATGTCAATGGCTAGCATATCAGCCTTCGATGATGAATAGATATTATTAAACAAATCATTTACTCGTAAACTTTGTTGGTCGGCCTGAGTCGGGTCTATCGCGCCCTTACTACTCGGCACCAAAAGTTGTTTACCAGCAAGTTCACTAGTGCGGTCTACTCCGGCCGCCTCTTTTTTACCTCGCGGACGTGCTCCTGCGCCCAGGGCTCTGTCCGACTCAGAGTCGGAGTATGCACCTGCAGTTAAGAAACTATAAAAGGCTGTATTAAAATCAATTTTTAAATCTATCACATCTATGTTTTTACCGGTAAACAAATAATTATACTCCTTTATACAATCAGATTTCTTTGGGGCACCTTGGCCGCCGAACGGTAAACGATTACCATAATACTTAAACGGTGTAATTCCAATAGTGATCTTTTTTTGGTAGGCATTCATTTTTTTAATAAATGGTCCGAAAGTTATTGATGGCGTAATCTTAAAAAAGTTGAGTGGAGTAAGATTACCAGAAGACCTTTTACCTTGCCTATTATCTTGTTCTTTTGTATCGTCCGTTTCTGATTCAACTGTTTGTTTTAAAAAGTAATCGGATATTTTTAACAAGTCATTTATAATATCGATTATACTAGTACCGATAGGGAATGAAATATTTTGGCCCTCAACGGTTGGGTTCGAACCAGCTGCGGCTTGTTCTTTCGCAGCGAGCACCTTATCGGCCTCAATTGATCCTGCTTTATTTCTTAAGTTGTGTAATTGCTTTGACGATACAGTAATATTTTTCATTTTTACCGTTTTGTCTGCAGAGTCTTGCAAAAGAATATTAAAGATATATGGGATTTCTTCATACTTAAACTCATCCTTTGCCCATATCCAATAAGCATTTAATATCGATCCTAAGCCTGCATCACCTAATGTTGGAATTCTAACTCCTATTTTTAAAGGCACAGGAGGACTTCCGTCAGTAATAAGTTTAGAATCTTTGTATCTTTTTCTGGCGTCGTGATGTTTTAACAATTCCTTCGATAGCCTTTCAATTTCGCCTGCGTTCGATCCTATGAATGATTCTAGATTTAAGTTTTTACCGTTACCTAGTCTTGCTGGCGTTTGGATGTTTATATTAGATTCATCAAATGCAGAATGACTAACAACTATCCCAGTGATATTATATGTTGCACCATTATGATTATATCCCGCTTCAACCCGAATAATTTTTATTGGGATCCGACGCTGCGTTTTATCAATTTTTGTTGGGTTAAGATTTTCATCGTCATATCCGAAAAAATCAATTTGTAATAGGTAAATCATTTCAGTGGGATTGTTATACCCTAATTCATCAGCAGTTAAAGATAATCGATCTAATAGAGTTATTCCGTAAGGCTCAACTACAGTAAAGTCAACAGTTAAAACATTACTGCCTCTGCCCTTATTATTTGTTCCGACCACTGACTCCAGCGTCATTTTATCGAAATAAAAGTCATTTTTCCATATACGATGTCTTGTCAATCCTGTGTCGGCGCCGTGCCTACCGGCTGATGCTATTAACACATTTTCGCTTCTATATGTACTAAGACCGTTGGTCATTAACTCGTTGTATTGATCAATCTTCATCGCATGTAAGCTTAAACTATAGGTATATGTAGTAAAATTGTGCAGTACGTTTGGAATCGGATTAAATTTCCTGGCTGTTGTCGAGTTTGTCGATACTGCACCAGGGTCTGAGGGTCCACTAATTACGTTTGTGATTCCGTTGTTTATTCCGTATTCATTTTCCTGGAGGGCGGCATGGCGCTCTACGCCTGCCAACGCTGCATCGTCAGAGGATGCACGAAGAGCAGTAAATGCGCCTTGGAATTCGTCAGCACCAGGAAAGCTTGTTGCTGCTTTTCTTAAATTGTCAATTTGTGTAGTAACTAAACTCGTTGCGCCATCAGTTATTTGCTGAGGATTAAGAGCAGATATGATTGGTGCAGCGGCTTTTAAAGCTGCACTGCGAAGAAGCTGTTCACGTTTTGTTGGGCTAGCAACATTCTGAAATTGTGATGCTGTGACCAGGCCGCCAGTATTATAATCTTCAAATCTATGACGTCCGGTGGTCTGATCCTGACCTAAATAGTTTCTGGTATTTAATTGTTCGTCAGTGGGAGGAGTACTTAGAAGAACTCGTTTTCCAAGATTGGAATCGTAATAAACAAATTTACCAGTAACGTCAACGCTCTCAAATGTCAATGCCATTTGTTACAGCCCTAACGCATTTATTAGTTCTTCTTTTTTGGGTATAAAAATCTGTCTGCCTGGAAGGAAATCAAATATTGGATCTTTCAATAAGTTTGGATTTCTAGCAGTAAACACCCACCATAGTCTGGAATCTTGGTAAAGATCTGCCGCTAGTAAGTCTGGTTTATATTTGTACACTTCAGTAATTAGAAATACAACGTCATCCTGTAAACGAGGAATGTATCGAGGTTCATATAAATCTAAAAAACTATCTCCGTATATAGAAGTTTCGTAGTACATACTGGTTTTATTATAAGTTGCTCCCATTAAATGAAGCCTCTAGTAATCATCTCTCCACTAGCAAACTGATTATAATTGAATGTTGAAACCTGTCTTCTGCTGTAAATCGGCTGAACTGTGAATGCAATCATCATGTCTGTCGGAACTCTAGTATTATCTCCGCTAGCTGTAGCAGGTGCTGCACCGGGTTGACCTGTGACTCCGTAACCAGAATAATCAACGTTTTCGTCTGTGCCTGCGGAAATATAATCGACATCACCCGGCAATTGATAGTTTGCCATCTTTAATGCAACGGGAACATTATTAAAATGATGCTTACCGTATCCATTTAAATGCAGTATTGGTGGAGGGTTACCTGCGTTCTCTCCAGTACCGAAAAACATTTTTGTTGCTAGTCTACAAAATGTAATAACTGCTAACAAATATCTAGCTTCAGCTGCGTTCATCGCGGTGAACTGTCCACTAATAGTCATGTCTTGTACATCGCTAGACGAATAAAATAATGGTGTGTAGTTTGATTGTGTTAAACGTTGTCCCTGCCAATCAGCAGAATAGTTAATTGAAATGTTCGGTGTGTACGGAAATACTACTCCGTTGGTTTCCATCAATGGTGCCATCAATCCTTGCGAATATAAGCTCTGTGCTAAACCATCTGGAAATCCTATTCTTACTCGCCAGTCACTTTCAATCGGCGTACCGTTTTGATCTCGAAACGTCATATTTTCGGGGCTAAATGCTCGTGGAGGATTTTGTACCAGTCCAGTTCCACCGAAGAGCCTAGTGATTGCTCCGGTAATGCCTTGTGTTGGTATATGCCTGGTGAGATCACCTATTCCGGCCGTGATTCCGCCTGGAAATGACTTTTCTCCGGGTAAAATGCCTGCTGATAAAAAATCTGATAGCGCCATAATAAGTAAATATAAATTAGTCTTGCATTATTATTTATTTCCTTTATAATAGTACATTATTATCTACATAGGAGTTCCATGCGACACAACTATCTGAATAACAAAGACTTATTATTAGAAATACACAAGAGCAAAACCACGTATTGCGTCTATAAGAAGCCGGAAGACGCCGATTATGACATAATCTTAAAGAAACTGACACAAATTAACCCATCAAACATAAGAAATGCAAAGAAAAATAGAATTGATAGGCTAATGAAGCAACAGTTAGATCTTGTCAAGGATCGTAGCAAACTGAGGCAAATCAAACCGAGAGAAATACGGGACCAGGATCTAATTTTCCGTGTAATGACATTGGAGCATATACCCGAAGACATAGACAAAAATAAAGCGATAGAAGATGAGATCGATGCTGAGAATGAACCAGATGAGGCATTACTTAAAAAATTACAAATCGTTAAAAAATACGTTAAGGTAAATTTCCCGGCGTTCCAACACTATAGGATAGACAAAAACGGTCGGCCGCGCGTAGTCGGAAGATCACATTGGATTGGCGATTTTAAGACTGGTCACTTTCAGAAAGATCACGGCAACATGACAAATAAACTTGCACTAATGTTTATGAAGTTGTGTGAGCGTTATGCTACTAGAGGAAACTGGCGAGGCTATACTTACAACGACGAAATGCGTAACCAAGCATTGCTGCAACTAATACAAATAGGATTACAGTTCGACGAAAGTAAAAGTCAAAACCCGTTTGCATATTACACTGCGGTCATATCGAATTCGTTTACTAGAGTGTTAAACATCGAAAAGAAAAATCAAAACATAAGAGATGACATACTAGAAATGAATAACCTATCTCCTAGTTACACTAGACAGAACTCCGGAGGTGGCGGCGCTCATAGCGAAGAATATGAATGATCGCAACGAGGGCTGATTTTATTGCAATAATGGTTTATGAAGGTGGGATAGACGAGGGTGCTTTGTTTATGCCCGAGACTGACCCATTCTTAAATCCTGATCACACAAAGCCTCCAGCACATTGGTTTATTAATACCAAACCTATTGATCTTAATGAAGGTCGAAAAGGAACTTTTTTTAATTGGTGCAAAGAAAACCTCAAAGGATCAATTTTTTGTTATTACAGTCAGGGACTTGAAGAATGGTGGGGCTTCACCGAGAAAGATGATATATCTGTGTGGCTATTAAAATGGGGGTGAATTGAACACGAACTGTTTGAGTTCCGTGTAAATTTGCTATATACTTTAACACATGAAAAAACTTTTTAATAAGGCAATTGCATTTACAGATATTCATCTCGGCGCAAAAAGTAACAGTCAAATTCATAATAACGATTGCATCAATTTCGTTAAGTGGATGATCACCGTTGCTAAGAAAGAAGAATGCGAGACTTGTTTTTTCTTGGGCGATTACCATAACAACAGAGCAAGCATCAATATCATAACTTTGAATTATAGTTTACGATGTTTGGAACTTCTAAGTGAAAACTTCAAACAGGTGTACTTCATTCCAGGTAACCACGATCTTTACTATAGAGACAAACGCGATGTCAAAAGTATCGAGTGGGCAAAACATATTCCAAACATAAATGTTATTAATGATTTTACAATTATAGACAACGTTGCATTGATCCCGTGGATGGTTGGGCAGGAGTACAAACAAATTGCTAAGATAAGCGAACAGTACATGTTTGGCCATTTTGAATTGCCTCACTTTAAAATGAATGCAATGATTGAAATGCCGGACCAGGGGGAAATTAAGCGCGAAGACTTCAGCAATGTCGGGCAGGTCTTCTCCGGACACTTCCACAAACGACAAACAAATAAAAACATCACGTATATGGGAAATTGTTTCCCACATAACTACGCTGATGCAGGTGATACCGAACGAGGCTGCATGGTATTGGAATGGGGCAAGAAGCCGGAGTACCATACATGGCCTGATCAGCCTACCTATTCTGTATACGATTTCTCTACATTATTAGAAGACCCTGAAAAACTACTAAAGCCCAACATGCATATACGGGTTAATTTAGACGTTGATATTAGCTACGAAGAAGCGAATTTTGTTAAGGAAACGTTCGTAAAGACCTACAAACTAAGAGAAATTACGTTAATTCCTGCGAAAAAAGAATTGCATGAGTATGAGAACAAAGCTGAGATTAAATTTGAAAGTGTAGATCAAATTGTGTTTGGACAGTTAACCGCTATTGAGAGCGATCACTTCGACAAAAATATTTTGTTGGATATCTATAAACATTTATAATTGATGAGTATAAAGATAAAGAACCTAACAGTTAAAAACTTTATGAGCATTGGTAATGTTACGCAAGCTATCGACTTTGATCGAACTGACTTAACATTAGTACTGGGAGAAAACCTCGATTTAGGTGGAGACGACGCAGGTGCTAGAAATGGTACTGGGAAGACTACTATAGTCAATGCTTTGAGTTATGCACTGTACGGACAAGCTCTTACCAATATTAAGCGCGACAACCTAATTAACAAAACTAACAATAAGAACATGTTAGTTACTATTACGTTTGAATGCGAAGGAACATCCTATCACATTGAACGAGGACGGAAAGTAAACCTGTTAAAATTCTTTGTTAACAACGAAGAAAAGGAGATAACAGACGACAATTCTCAGGGTGACAGTAGACAGACACAGCACGACATAGAACGATTAATCGGAATGTCCCACGACATGTTCAAACATATTGTCGCCCTCAATACATACACCGAACCATTCCTTAGTTTAAAGGCCTCAGATCAACGTTCAATTATCGAACAGCTATTAGGTATCACTCTTCTCAGTGAAAAAGCTGAAGTATTGAAAGAGCAGATTAAGACAACAAAAGATATGATCGTTGAGGAAGATTACAAGATCAAAGCTAACCAGGAAGCAAACACAAGAGTGGAAGAACAGATTGACAATTTAAAGAGGCGTCACGTACTTTGGATTAAACAACACGACGAGGATCTAGCCAAGATTCAAAAAGCTTTATCTGCACTAGAGGAAGTAGATATTGAAAAAGAATTATCTCTGCACGAAACTTGGAAAACGTTTAACAATGAGAAGCGAGAGTTTAATACAGTCAATAAGGACTTAACTAGAACCATCAAAGAAGCAGATCAAATTCTCAAAACTGTAGAAAAACTAGACGTCGAAATAAAAAGCCTAGCTGAACACAAATGCTATGCATGTGGACAAAAATTACATGACACAAAACACAACAGCATTATCAAAGCGAAGAAAACGGAACTTAAAAAATCTAAAACTGAACTAAGTCTAGCAGAATCTAGCTTAGAAGAATTACAAAACAAAATCAAAACCCTAGGCTTTGAGGACAAAAAACTAGCGGACACATTCTATTCTAAATTAGAAGATGCTTACAACCACAAGTCTAGCTTTGAAAACTTAAACCATCAGCTTACGACTAAAATAGCTGCGCAAGACCCATATAAAGATCAAATTACAGAAATGACCGTCAAAGCTGTTGTTGAAGTTAACTATGATATGATGAATGAGTTAGTGAAGTTAAAAGAGCACCAAGAATTTTTACTAAAGCTGTTAACAAGCAAAGACAGTTTTATTCGCAAGCGTATTATTGATCAAAACCTAAACTACTTAAATTCTAGACTGGAAATTTACTTAGACAAGATTGGCTTGCCACATAGCGTAACGTTCTTAAACGATTTGAGCGTAGACATTAAAGAACTTGGACGTGACTTAGACTTTGACAACCTTAGCAGAGGTGAGCGCAATAGGTTGATACTAAGTTTAAGCTGGGCATTTAGAGATGTTTGGGAAAGTTTGTACAAGCCTGTTAACCTACTGTTCATTGACGAATTGATCGACAGTGGACTAGACAGTTCTGGCGTTGAAGCTGCTATGGGAATCTTAAAGCGCATGAGCAGAGACTTAAACAAGAGTATTTGGTTAATTAGCCATAAAGATGAACTAGCAGCAAGAGTAAATAATGTCTTGCATGTTATTAAGGAAAATGGATTTACAAGCTACAGTAATTATGTAGATGTGGGAGCAACAGCATTATGAAAACTGAACGGTTAGGACATTATGTCTCTAATAAAAACGAACGAACGTATGTCTGTTTTTATAGTGACCACTTAGCACTAAGTCCAGCGTACCCTAGTTTTCTACATGGGGTTGCAGAAATGGTTGAGAGTGGTGCTGGCTACGGTATGACGTTTTGGAAAGATGATGAATGCCAAACTATGTATGTCCGAGATATTACAGACGGTGAGCCTGGGCCTGTCGTTGCTTCGACAGTGTTTAGACACGTTGCGGAACAATCTTATATTTGGATTGAGATGACTAGTGTTAACAAAGACCATCGAGGACAACGCCTATATCAATTTATGCATGAGTACTATGAGGCCCTAGCAAAACGTTGGGGCGTTAAAAAATTGTCTGGCAATGTAAACGTAAACAATATTGCCTCAGTTAAACAACGTGAGTCGGTAGGATTTAAAACGAGATTATTAGTGCAGGATAAGATCATCAAATAATGAATTTGCACTTCGATCCTATGTACCATCAATATTATGAACAATACACTGAGGGATGGATTCGTGTACCCATAGAATCATTTTTTGGAGACCCACACGAGTATAGACACAGTGATTTAGTAAATGCTCTGCACTCCTTTAAATCCGACAAAGGGTTTGCAGTTATTAATCGGCGTGATCGGATAACAACCGTATTGTTTGAGAACGAATATGATGCTACAATGTTCTTATTGAAATGGAAGCAAACATGAAATACTTATATTCAACCGAGGGAATTAACACAGATAATTGGGTTACCGTTCCGTATACGGAATGGCGCTATGATGCAGATTTCAGACGATTATCGGACTTACTTGAGAATCATAAATCTGACAAAAGATTCACATTCGACAACCACGCCTTAAAATTTGAATCAGAAGAGGATGCTATTGTAATCTCATTAAAATGGACATAAATTTTTAGCGTTAATTTGCATGGTATAACTATGTTTACAAAGGAAACAACTATGAACACAGATACACACAACAGAATTATTGAATTAGTTGGAACATACACTAACGAAAACGAAAGATTCGTTACCAAAGGTGTTAAAGCATCAGCAGCTAGAGCCCGTAAAGCTTTATCTGAGATGAGCAAACTCCTAAAAGTACGTCGATCGGAGATTCAGGAAGCAAAAGTTTCATTAGTTAAGTAATTGATGCCAAGTCCGTCTAAAGCCAAAGGATCAAGTTGGGAAAGAGATGTAGCAAGATTCTTATCCAGCATGTATAACGAAAGCTTTATACGGGCTCCGGGAAGTGGGGCATATACGGGTGGCAAAAATGTCGTCCGTAAAAGTATTTTGCATGAAGGACAAATACGAAACTTTAAAGGTGACATTGTCCCAGGAGAATCGTTTCCAAAATTCAATGCGGAATGCAAATCATACAAAGACTTCCCGTTTCACTTATTTTTCTCAGGCCCAATTAGACAACTAGACGAATGGATTGATCAATTATTAGACGCAGCTGACGAGGGTGACTTTAATATATTGATTATGAAGTTTAACAACAAAGGCAAATACATAGCTACCGAAGCAAAACATTTCCCACCATTAGCCCAACCCTTAGGCATTCAGTACCACCATCAAAAAGATAACTCACTCTGGCAGATCACCGAATATAACAACTTTTGGCAATTTAACAAAGACGCCGTTAAGGCTCTTTGCACATAGTAGCACTGTTTGGTCGGCGTTGGTCGACTCTCATCGAGACTGCCGCCAAGGAGCGACGCCGTCGGATAATTTTGAGCGCTACAATAAACTAAAAAATTTAGGCTCTGTGAAACAGGTACAACCTAAGCTGACTATATTTCGATTGTTAGGGATGTTAGCGGTTCCGTTGGTATGACGAAGCTAGAGTAGGGGGAGATAGGCCAACTGCCTCCATGCTTAATTGCAATCTCTTTTAACAAGATGACTATGGACTCGACGAATGTCTATATCATATTTTGCCCGCGGACGGGCGAATTATGACCTCAGATCTGACGAAATATCTAAAGCTTACTATTAGGATACGGTACTAAAAGATAAAATGTCTGAGCGCTAGCGAAAGACAGATGTTCGAAGAACATCTTAAAAGAATGGCAGTCCGGTTTTCTTAGTAGTCTCGAAGTTTTCCTCTATCAACTTATGAATTGTGTCACGTTCAAATTGACTTAACTCATATGCAGTTTCATAGGACAAGCCGCCGCGCATGTACCATGTAAACTTAAACGCTTCGACAGTAAAGGCTTTTGACTCGTTCTCGTATTGCTCTAATAGCCCTACGATAGCGTCGTTATCTAAAATCAAAAGCCGTCGGCGAAAAAACTTGCATGATCAAACTCAAAGTTAGTAGAATATTCAAAGCTACATTCATCACATTTTATCTTGAACGGTTTAAGTGCCATAACCTCTGCAAAACCACTAAGAACTTTTTGTACTTCACGGATTACTTTACTATCTGAATTTTCATAGTATTCTATTATTTGTTTTTTATCAGTTACTTCTATTCCATCGACTTTAATAATCTCAGTACTAATTGATAGACTTTGAAGATTGATATTTAATAGGTTAGATAAACTGTCTTTAAGCTTTAAGCTACGATCCTTCTCGTCGAGATTTGGATCTTCAAGAATTCTCATTGTTTGTTCTTCTGCAAACTTAGCTTGATTCTCATTATTAAATTCAAAATAGTTTTGTGGACGAAATTTAAATTCTAAATCTTCAATTTTGTGCCACTGTGTGTAATCAGGCATTGCTAATTGTTCTAATGCATTCCTTAAATCTGCCGCATACGGTGAAACAGCTTTACATTCTGGACACGTTGAATCAAATTTCAACTCATGCCCATAACTAGCAATTCGTATTGCTATAAGCAGGTAATCGATATCTACGCTTGGCATTTCCCAGGCATTCTTAATACTAGGACAACAACTTTGAACGGTATTAACTGTGCTTTCTCCGTTAAGTAATGCGTCTGGAGTTCTCAGCATTATCTCATCTTTTGTTGTCATTGGATAAATCGGAATTTCTCCGTTGACTGGTAATTCGATTGATCCTTCCTTCCAATACATTCCTTTACTTGGTAACTTAACATAAATTGCTGGTTTTCGAAAGTGTTTAACAAGTGGATTTGGTTGCATTTCCATAATAATTAGATCCTATAAATATACTAGTATTTATTGGTATAAAAATGGCTGATTTTAATCCTGACGATCTAAACGACGCAATTGAATCATTAATTGAAACTCTCAACAAGTTTAACTCTAAAGTTGCGGATGCAGCAAAATCCAGACTTAACGTTGATAATGATTACGACAAACGACGAATTAAGAGTATGAAGACGTGGGATAAGTTATCTAAGGATACAACCGACAATATCACACATATGAATTGGGCATTTGGGAAATTAGGTAAAGATTCTGCCAAGTCCCTTAAAGATCACATAGCAGCTATTGAAGAAAGTATTAATGCGATTGACAAACAACGTGAAAAAGAAAAGGAACAAGGTGGGGATAGAAAAGAAATTTATGAGGAACTAACCAAGAAACAAAAAGAACTTCAGAACGCTTTAAAAGATTCCAAAAAAGCACTCACAGATGCCGGAAGATCGTTTAGCGAAGTTATAAAGAAACACATCAAAGGTGAATTGACTGCTGGGTTAACTGGTGTAAGTTTAGCAGCTAAAATGACTACTAAATCAGTTGTTAATCTCGGCGTCGGAATAACAAAAATCGGAGCAGTGATAGGAGATGTTACAAAAGGTCTACTTGATTCTGGTAGTGCTACATCAGTATCACAAACTGTATTTAGAGCTGGTTTAGATACCGCGGGGAAGGCTGGTAGTACTTTTGGTGACATGCTATCTAGGGCAGGTGACGCACTATTAATATTTGGTAAGGGTGGTTATATTAAACTAGTAGGACTTGCCCTCGAAGGCCTTGGCATTGGTGTAAAAACAGTTTCTGAAGGCGCAAGTAAGTTAGGCGGAGTAGTTTTAGAAACCACTGTTAAAGAATTAGAAAAAACAATTAAGACTTATAGATCGATGGCGGGCGCCGGCGCAACGTTCACTGGTGGCATGACTGAAATGAGAGATAGTGCGTATGCGGCAGGGTTTACACTACAACAATTTGGAGAAATTGCAACAAAGTCAGGGTCAACATTATCAATATTAGGTGTTGGTGTTACCGAAGGCCTAAAGATGATTGGCAAGTCAACTCAAATTATGAAGCAGGAAGGTACATTTGATCAATTACTTCAATTAGGATATGGTTTCCAAGAAATCGGCGAGCTTCAGGCAGAAGTAATTGCCGATATGAGTAGACAAGGTGCCGGACAAACAGTTACTAAAAGAATGGTTGCTGAAGAGACGGCTAGGTATGCTGAGAACTTAAGAATTATTTCCTCTATTACCGGAGAAGACGCTAAGAAGAAAATGCAAGAGGCTAGAGATTCTGCTAATGAATTGGCATTTAGACAAAAACTTGCAGGAAAGACAGCTAAAGAACAACAAGATATTTTAGAAGCAATGGCAGTTATGCCAGCAATTCAAAGAAAGAACTTTAAAGAATTAGTTGTCTTTGGCAGTGTTGTTAATAAAGAAGGCGCAATATACGCTAGTAATGTTCAAGGCGCAGCAGCTAAACAACAAGAACAACTTGCAGCATTCCACAACGGGACATTAGGTTTAGCAAAAGAAAATGAATTGTCTAGCAAATACAATAAACAAATTAGAGAAAGTATTCTTAACGATACACGAGGTTTAGCAATGGCAGCAATGTCACCGAGTGGGGCTTTTAAAGATGTTGCAGCGTTATTAGGTGAAGTATTAGATTCGACAATTAAAATTACTAAAAAATCAGTCGATGCTGCTAACGATCAAGTCACAGGAATGAAATCAGCAACTGATGCATTGACTACTGGAGTTCGAGACGCTGCCCATGCTGCACAGAAAATGGCACAGGATGTAGAAAAGGTATTTACAGATAGTAAAATATTTAATCTGTATACAAAAATGACCGTCAAGATGTTTGACATATTTAAGAATGCAGTTGTTGATCCATTAATGCACTACGTTGGCGCAGTTCGACCTGGAGAAGCAGAAGACGATGGCTTCTTTGGATCAGGAATAGGAATGAATGAAATAGCTACTGGTGCAGCGGTAGGTAGTTTAGGATACGGCGCTGGAAAAAAATTACATAATAGATTCGGCGGTATGGGTGGTGATAAAATGTTTGGTAGTGCTGCCAAGGCTGTGCCCTCAGTGACAGAAAAAACATTGCAAGGGTTGCGACAAGGCAAGGGTCTAGCAACAAAATTGGGTTCGGCAGCATCTGGAGCAGTTAGTGGTGGAGCATCCAAAGGAATATTATCTGCATTAACTAAAATAGGAGGAAGATTAATACCTCCAGTAGCTATAGGACTTACATTAAAAGGAATATATGATGCTGCTAGCGAATATATTCCTAAATTCTTAGATGCGAAATCTAGTGCCGAAGAAGGTGATGCCGCAGTAAAGTCAATGATGAGCAGCTCACCAGTCCGCGCACGAGCCAAGGGTTACGGGGGAACCAGTTTAGCAATGGCAGCAATGTCACCATCTAAAACTCCTCTTACAGACGTTATAACACCCGATGTTGAATCTAATAAGGAACTTGTAAAACAATTAGCCTCTTTAATTGACGTCAACAAAAATCAGACTGAAAAATTAGAAAAATCAATTGAGATGTTGCGCGACAAAAATTCTAGCCAATTGGAAGAATTAATTAGGCTGTTTGATAGAAACGTCGGCTATAGCAAGAATATAGTTGACAACCAGTAATAGAGTAAATAAACAACAGGAACAAATTAATAATGTCGTGGAAAAAACATTTTCGAATAATTGAAATTAATAACGTTAGCCCGTTCTCCAAAGACCAACGTAACATTGATGGCTTTGGATACAGAAACTATCAGTATAACCTTCCAGAGGTATACGTCGGGCATCCAAACAGATTAGAACGTTATAACCAATACGAACATATGGATTTGGATAGTGAGGTTAACTCAGCACTAGACATTATTTCTGAATTTTGTACACAGCTCAACATTGAGAACGAAACTCCGTTCGATTTGGTATTTAAAGAACAAGCTACTGATAGAGAAGTGAAATTACTTAAGGAACAACTTCAACAATGGTGTTCCTTAAATGAATTTAATAAACGTATGTTCAAAATGTTTAGAAACGTTATGAAGTATGGAGATCAAATCTTTATACGTGATCCAGAAACGTTTGAATTGTTTTGGGTTGACATGGGTAAGGTTATCAAAGTTATTGTGAATGAGAGTCAGGGCAAAGAACCGGAACAGTATATTTTAAAAGAAGTCGGCCCTAACTTTCAAAACTTAACAGCAACAATGATTAGCACAACGGATGTGTTTACTAACCATCCACAGTCTGGCGGAGCCAACAGTGCATACATTCAACCAAACACTCCTTACTCCTCAGGTGGTTCACGTTTCTCAGTTGCACAAAATGAATCAGCTATCAATGCAGAACACATTGTACATTTAAGTTTAACTGAAGGCTTAGATATTAATTGGCCGTTCGGTAATAGCATATTGGAATTAGTTTTTAAAGTATTCAAACAAAAAGAATTACTTGAAGATTCGATTTTAATTTACAGAATACAACGAGCACCAGAACGTCGTGTGTTTAAAATTGATGTAGGTAATATGCCTGCTCACTTAGCTATGCAATTCGTAGAAAGAGTTAAGAACGAAATTTGGCAGCGACGAATTCCTACTGCTACTGGTGGTGGATCAAACATGATGGACGCAACATATAATCCATTATCAATTAATGAAGATTACTTTTTCCCAGTTACTGCCGACGGACGAGGCAGTAGCGTAGATACATTATCGGGCGGACAGAACTTAGGTGAGATTGATGACTTAAGATACTTTACTAATAAATTGTTCAGAGGATTAAGAATTCCAAGTAGTTACCTTCCGACTGGCCCTGAAGATGGAACGGCACAGTTTAACGACGGCAAGGTGGGCACGGCATTAATTCAGGAATGGCGTTTCAATCAATATTGCAAGCGTCTACAAAACTTAATTATTGAAAAACTTGATTTAGAATTTAAAATGTTCTTGCGTTGGAGAGGCATTAACGTTGAAGGTAGCATTTTTGATATTAAATTTAACGAGCCACAAAACTTCTCCAACTACAGACAGATTGAACTTGATAACAGTCGAGCACAAGCATATACCTCATTAGAAGGTTATGCTTATCTATCGAAAAGATTCTTGCTAAAACGATTCTTAGGCCTGAGTGACGAAGAGATGGAAGAAAATGATCGTCTCTGGGAAGAAGAAGTTGCTGGTGACCAGGCAGGTGATGCAGATGATGTTGGTATGCGAGCAGTGGGTATTACCGGATCTGGCATTGATGCTGACTTGGACTTAACTAACGATCTATTAGGTGCAGAAGAAGCCGATGCAATGGGCGGTACAGGATTAGAAGGCTTAGAAGGCCCTGCTCCTGAGGGTCCCGGCGGACTTGCTGGAATTGCTCCAGCGCCAGAAGCTCCTGTCTAATATATTTGGTAAATAATTTAATGCATCTATTTGAAATCTTTGATTCGGAGACAGGAACTGACCAACAAGATCCTATGTTCTCCCCCGACGTTGACCAAAGTAAGTTAGAAATGTCCGACACTAGAAAGACACGTTTAACGCTAAGGCACATTAATAAACTGCGTTTAATGAACGATTTAAGAGCAGTGGAAATGCAGCAGAAATTATCAAAAATTAAAAATCAATACGGAATTAAACCAGAGGCCTCAGCACTTTAACGTTTCTTTCGTCAAATGACCCCAAAAAGCACCAATTACGGTGCTTTTTTTCATTTTCCAGTAAATAATTTTACAGTCATATTATAAAGGAACAATTATGAACAAGTATGAACAGATAGTTGAATTTTTAACAAACGGCGAAACTGATAAAGCTCGTAGTTTATTCCACGACATTACAGTTGAAACAAGCCGCAAGATTTATGAAAGTCTAATAAGCGATGAAGATTTTGCAGATGTAAGCAATGACAAAACTGGTGATATTATCGACGACATTACAGATGAAGTTGAGAACGAAGAAATTACAGATAGCGCAAAGACACTAGGTAAAGTTATTACTGCTGAAGAAGCAAAACAGTTATTGGACTATGTAGACGGTTCGATCAATGAAGGCGATCACGGAGAACTACTATCCAAAGTAGCAAGTTTCTACGGTGTTGCACAAGAGAGCGTTAAGGGCTCACTTGAGGAAAACAGCGATCAACTGTTAGATATTGCATACGGCAAAGTAGCTGAGGACGACGACGAAATGCCTATGGGCGATGATCCAGAAGCAATGGGTGATGATCCAATGGCAGATCCAGAAGCAATGGACGATGATCCAATGGCAGATCCAGAAGCTATGGGAGACGAAGTACCAGCCGAAGGCGCAATTGAAGATAGAGTATTAGATCTCGAAGACGCACTTGATGAACTTAAGAGCGAATTTGACGCAATTATGTCAGACGAAATGGGTGATGATCCAATGGCAGATCCAGAAGCAATGGACGATGATCCAATGGCAGATCCAGAAGCAATGGACGATGATCCAGAAGCAATGGACGATGATCCAGAAGCAATGGGTGTTGATCCAATGGCAGATCCAATTGAAAGCCGCAGATCGACACCGACATCAGCATCGGACCTAATGCGTGAATATATTGAGAAAGTAAATGCACCAGAAAACACAGAAGGTAAGGGTGTTGCAGCTGGCGGAGCAGGAGCTAACGTAAATAAGAGCTCGGTTGTAGCTGGTAAGAATGACATGGGTGGAACTGCTAAGAACTTAGTCAAAGGCGGAACAAACTCTAACCCAGACGGAACTACTCCTCCATCAACCGACAAGCCAGCAAACCTAAAGCACGCTGGAAGTTTCCAGAATGTTGCAGGTGGCAGAGTTAGACAGGGAAGTGCTAAAAGCCCAGTTACATCCGAGCCATCGGGTGTTAACAAAAGAAGCACTTTATAAGTAACTTAATAATATGACTGTATTATTGCGTGAACACCTTTCCTTCGACCAGGCTCAAATAATTGTTGAGAACGCTGGCGAGGGAAAGGATCTATATCTTAAAGGTATCTGTATACAAGGTGGCGTTAAAAATGCTAACCAACGTGTGTATCCAGTGGATGAAATTAGTCAAGCAGTCAAATCTGTTAATGAACAAATCAAAACAGGTTACAGTGTACTAGGTGAAGTTGATCACCCCGATGACCTGAAGGTTAATTTAGATCGCGTTAGTCACGTTATCACAGAGATGTGGATGGACGGGCCTAACGGGTTCGGTAAAATGAAAATTATTCCTACTCCAATGGGAAATTTAGTTAAGACTATGTTGGAGTCGGGAGTAAAATTAGGAGTTAGCAGTAGAGGAAGCGGTAATGTAAATGAAGCTTCCGGTACCGTTAGCGAATTTGAAATAGTAACTATTGATGTCGTTGCACAGCCTAGCGCACCAGGTGCATATCCGACGCCCATATATGAGGGGCTGATGAATATGAAATTTGGTCATAGGACATTCGAAATGGCTAAGGACGCCAGTGCAGACTCGAGGGTACAAAAGTACTTAAAGGACGCTATGTTGCGTCTCATTAAGGACTTAAAACATGGAAAATAAGGAGAACCATAAATGCTAGAAGCTATCAAACCATTAATCGATAGCGGAATCGTAAATGAAGAAACCAAGAATCAGATTCAGGAAGCTTGGGATAATCAGATCGCCGAAGCAAAAGAAAGTGCCAAAGCGGAACTTCGTCAGGAGTTTGCGAATCGTTATGAACACGATAAAGCTGTAATGGTTGAAGCTGTAGAAAAGATGGTAAACGAATCTCTTAGAGAAGAGTTAGTTGAATTTGCAAACGATAAGAAAAAGATTGCTGAAGAAAGAGTAGCGTTCAAACGCTATGTTCAGACTACAGGCAAGAGTTTTCAGAATTTCCTAGCAAAAAGACTAGCTGAAGAAATTAAGGAATTGAGAGAAGATAGGAAGAATCAGTCAGCAATTATGAGTAAGCTGGAACAATTCGTAATTAATTCTCTCGCAGAAGAACTTAATGACTTCGCAAAAGACAAGAAAGACGTTACTGAAACAAAAGTTAAGCTTATTACTAGAGCCAGAGCTGGTCTAGTAGAAATTAAGAAACAATTTGTTCAGCGTAGCGCCAAGCTTGTTAAAGAGGCAGTTACCAAAAATCTAAAAGCTGAACTAAAACAGTTTAAGAATGACATCAAGCTAGCACGTGAAAATATGTTTGGTCGTAAAATTTACGAAGCTTTTGCTGGTGAATTTGCTATTACTCATCTTAACGAAAACGAAGAACTTAAGAAGCTGAAAACCCAATTAGCGATTAAGGACAAAGTGATTAGTGAGAGTAGAAAAGTGATTTCCGAAAAGCAACAACTCGTAGAAGGCGCCCAAAGGGATCGTACATTAAACGAACTCTTAACGACTCTTACCAAAGAGAAGGCAAGCATAATGCGTGAACTACTTGAGAACGTGCAGACACCTAAGCTAAAGTCTGCATTTGACAAGTATCTACCAGCAGTTCTTAATGGCTCCCGTAGGTCATCTCCAAAGATGATCACCGAGGGACATAGAGAAGTTACTGGTGATAAAACTGCTAAGAAGGCAGCTGATTACGATAGTGTGAATAACATTATTGAGATTAAGCACCTAGCAGGGCTGAACAAGTAACAAATAACAAGTAAATACAAAGGAGAGAAGTACAATGAAACAACCATTACTAGAAAGCCGTTGGGGTGAAACCAAAGAAGCCCTGTTAGAGGGTCTCAAAGGGACTCGCCGCACAACAATGGCAATTATACTAGAAAACACAAGAAAGAAACTTGTTGAAAATGCTACTGCTGGTGCAACTGCATCGGGCAACATGGCAACTTTGAACAGAGTTATCCTTCCCGTTATTCGACGTGTGATGCCTACAGTTATTGCAAATGAGATCGTTGGCGTACAGCCAATGCAAGGTCCAGTTGCACAAATTCATACCTTGCGTGTCCGTTATGCGGATACCATGAACGATACCAGTCCTACAAACACTGATACCGTTGCAGGTGATGAAGCATTAAGCCCATTTAAGATCGCTACAGCCTACGCTGGTGATGCGGCTACTGCTCGCGCAGGAAGCACAGCTAGCTTAGAAGGAAATCCAGGACGTAGAATGAACGTTCAGATCTTAAAACAGGTTGTTGAAGCTAAGACGCGTAAGTTAAGCGCACGTTGGACCTTTGAAGCAGCGCAAGACGCTGAGTCAATGCATGGTATCGACGTTGAAG